CTATCCTTCTAGGAACACATTTTGGTCAGGTTCGTAACAAATTCAGAGAGAGACGGAGTATTATTACCCGTCTCTCGTTCACACTTCACAAATGGCGCACTTAATGGCGTCCTGTGGTGTGAATGTTCACAAAGACCTTATACTGACACGTAGCTCGTGGAAGTTAAGGAAGTGTGAAAATTGGCGAGTATGCAAAAGCGACATTGGATAGGAACGGTGAATGGCGGTCATATGCCCGAAGGGCATGGCGCTTGGTGGGAAGAATTGAAGCATAGTCCTGGACTCAGGTACGCTGTTTGCCAGTTGGAGAAATCTCCAGGTACTGGCAACATCCACCTTCAGGTTTACACGGAGTGGACTAAATCACTCCGAATTTCTGAATTGCTTTCTCGTACCTCGGCTCATTGGGAACCACGTCGGGGATCCCGAACTGAAGCTCGAGATTATTGTCGCCTTGCCCATTACCATGGGGAAAGTAAGGGCCGTATTGACGGGCCCTGGGAAATTGGCGAATGGCGACCAGAAGGCACTGTTACGGATGATATGACTCCGAAACAAAGAGCCCTGCAATACTTGTTTAAAGGTATGACTCCGAAGGATATTGCTCGTATTTACCCTGATGTGTATTTTACTCATCATAGGGCGATCAATGAGTTGTATAATGCAACGTTTGGTCACTTCCTCCTGGAAGAGGAAGAATAGTGTTAATGGTTTGTGAATGTTCACAACCTTTATATGTACAAGCCTCTTGGGTTAGTTTGAGGAAGAAGTATGATGATTACGGAAAGAATTGTATGTATTGAATGTGGTGGCAAGTATTGTTTTGCCACTTTGAATCATGCCAGGTTGGATATTATTTGTCATGATTGTGATTGGAAGTTTCAGGCGGATTATGTGCCTCATCCACAGCTTGGTAAGCTTGTTTGGAGTTTGGAAGAATGAGTGCTCGATGTGCACGAGTTTGTGATGGATGCCATTATAGGGCACCAATTTATCCCAATTTACTTTGTTGGAAATGCCAGAGGGATAAAGTTGAGTTGTAGATTTTGCTGGCCTGCAACATGTTCTTGTAGAATCCCTTATAGGGTGATTGTGTCTCGGATGGCTTATGGCCCAAATGGAAGAGACTGTTTTAGTATTCAAGATTGAAGATGCAATTGGCGAGGTGTATTGTGACGTCGCAAAATGCATGTCTATTGTTAATAGAAAGTTATACCGTCAACACGGTTTATGGCAAATAATGGGTGTTCAACTATTTGCTCAGGCTACTGATACCGACCTTCCTAATCCTGAAGATGTCGGTCTTCCTTATACTGTTTCCATTTCCGGTGCTCCTCGTAATTGGGTGACCCGGAATGCTTTGGTCAAGGCTTTTCATGCTTGGATGGACCAACAGAAAAGAGCCCTTGCTTCCACTTCTCAATCCATCAAGCCTCGATGGCAGGATTTCAAAGTGTGGCTAAATGATAATCACCGTTTGAATGGTGATATTACTCCTGTTTCAGGACATATGTTCGGTGGTTCCGATGCATATGACACTGGTGAATGGGTTCAATCCAAACTTGTTGTTGAAGCCACCGATGGTGCAGGTCTTATTGTAGAACATGAACCTGAACTTCACATCCTCGGCCCTGATTCGCCTGCGAATTCAGGCTGGGATAGTAAAGGATTGATCCATCAATATAGTATCTCTCGTTCGTTGCCCTTTACTCCTGACCCTGAGCTGCCTTCTAATATTGAGCATAATTTGTACACTCAATCTGTAGACCCACTTGCCGATCAAGTGATAGAAATTGTTCATAATATGGAGACTGATAATAATGAGCCCCCATATGATGCTGACGCTTACCCCGGTGGTCCTTCCAATGGGTATGAACCTCTTCTGTTTGGTTTTACATCTACAGGAACCGGAGCATGGAATGGTCGTAAGTCTACTATGAACGGTTTTGCTGCTCCTAATGGATTGCTTGAGATTCAATATTCTCTCGATGTCACCCGTGCTCCTGATGCGGAAGGTAATTCGAGGCCCGATTTAATCAACCCTGAGTTGTGGATGCAGGTTGTAGTTGCTGGAAGGAGTGATTATTGATGCGTCGATATGGCAATAAGAAGTCCTCTACCAAATACGGTAAAGTGTTCCGTTGTAAGAAGGGAAAACACCGTGGGAAATTGGTTAAATATTCCTATAAGAATGGGCGTAAGTCTACCAAAACTATGGTTCTCCATAAAGGTCGTTCCCGATGATTATGAACTTCATTCCTGGTGCAAATTGGGATATTATCACTCCGATTGAAACCTTTTTTGTTGGCGAGTATTTTGGTCCTTGGACCGATTTGGATAAGGCTGGAGAGCCCATCAATGCACTTGATGCACTTGCTAAGACTCATGATTATCGCTATGCGAAAGGTGATGCACTTGGCGGCCGTGCTGGACGTATTGAGAAAACTAAGGCCGATTATGAAATGGCCTTAGCCACTGATAACAAGTGGGTACAAACTGTGTTATTCACTCAAGCTACAATTCGGGTTTTTACTTTTAATTCGTTTGATTTGCCTTGGTGATTTTATGGATCAAGACCTTGATGGCGATGGTATTGAATCGCCTTGGGAGAAACATCTTTGTAAGATTTGTTTAGTTTCTGCTGTTCTTATTGCGTTTGGTAAGAACCTATCCTTCTAGGAACACATTTTGGTCAGGTTCGTAACAAATTCAGAGAGAGACGGAGTATTATTACCCGTCTCTCGTTCACACTTCACAAATGGCGCA